GTTGTTCGTGGCGCCGATCACCACGTCGATGAGCCGCTTCTCCTTGTTCAGGCCGAGCAGCTCGCCCACCTCGCTCGCGCGGCGCAGCACCAGGTGCGTGCGATCGAAGAAGATCGCTTCCTTGGTGACCGGCACGATGAAGCCACGCTTGGTGGTCGACGGCGTTTCGATATAGTCCTCGCCAAAGCCCAAGCTGGGATACGGCATGCCGGGATGCACCTCGTCGAGATCGCCCTCGACGCGGGCCACGCCGGGAATCTTTTCGCCGTCGAGCCGCGTGGGAATCGTGTCGACGAGCTTCGACACCACGAACGCCTCTTGCGTATAGGCCTCCATGATCTTGGAGTACACCACCTGCCCGGCGATGTTGAGGAACGCCGACACGTCGACCCCTTCGCCCGCTTCGACCAGCGGCACTCCGGCGCTGTTGCGCGGATCGAGGCTGCGGACCCACTGGTGTCCGTCGGGCACCAGCCCTTCGGCCAGATCGCGCAGGCTGAAGTCTTCGGCCCGGAGGTGGCCGCCGGCGAGCGCTTCGCGCAGATGCGAAACCGTCCGCTGAGCGCCGTCGAGTTCATAACGTCGTTTCAGTTCACTTGTCTTAATCACGGCAAAACTCCTGAAAAGTTTGGAAACGTGGATGTCGGGTTAACGCGGATACAAACGGGTTGGTTGAGCTGGCTGGCTTTCGCCCCTCACCCCCGGCCCCTCTCCCCGGAGTACCGGGGCGAGGGGAGCGAGGTAAAGCGGCTCTTACGCTGGCGCTTGCGGGCCGCCGCGCAGCACGGTGCTGACGATCTCGACCAGCACGCGCGTATCGGCCGAGGCCACGCGCTGGGCGCACACTCCGATGGAGCGCTCGGGATTGCCGGCCGCCGTGGCGATCACGGTTTGGTTCTCCAAGGCGGTGCCGCCGGCGTTGTCGTCGGCGCCGATCCGCGCGCCGACTTCGAACGTGGCCGACGCGCAAGCGAACTCGAACACGCCGCTCGTGGCCACGCGGATCGGCCGCGTGTCGCCGGCTCGCGATCGCTGCATGGCCACGCCCAGAAACAGGTCGTGGAACGACTCTTGAGTGGCCGCCAGGCTCGCGCCATACGAAAGCTGCGACGCCGGCCGCGCGTCGTCCGTGTTCAGGTACACCAAATCGCCAATCTCAATCACCGTGGCCGAATCGACCGCCGCCATCACGGGGTTCGTTTCGCCATACCGCCAACGCATCGTGTCTGACATGGTTCTTCTCCAAAGAAAGGGTTGGTAAGGTTTGAAGGTTCTTGGTTCGTAGGACTACGAACAGCAACTCACCGAATCGCCCGCGCAAAACTTGCCGCATCGACGGGCATGGCGTCGCGCACCGTCTGCTCGCGAGCCACCGGCCGCTGCGGACCATGGGCGCCGTTCCACCGGCCGGCCGAAGCGACGAGTGCAGCCCGCTCTTCGACCAACCGCCGCAAGGCCGCCACGTCGGGCGCGGCCAGCAGCGACGCAAAAAAGCTCTCGCTCACCAGTGTCCGAGCCTGCGGATCGCTGCCGCCGGGCTCGGGCAGCTTGAACTCGGCGAGCAGTTCCAGGGCTTGGCGCCGCCGCTCGCGGAGCGATTCGCCCGCACGAAGTTGGGCCAGTTCTTCGCGCAGAGCCTCGAGCTCCGGAGCGGCAGCGGCTTGAAGCTGTGCGACCAGGTCGGGCCGCTCGCGCCGCAACGCGTCGAGCGTGAGCGTCGGGCTCGCCGCCTCAAACAGCCCTTGCGTGGTCGCAGGATCGGCCACCAGGTCGACGCTTTGCACCTTGAGAATCGCCTCGACGACCACCTGGTCTCCCTGCCGGCTCGTGCGGGCTTGCACGTTGTGCGACAGGCCCAGGTGTTGCGGTGCGTGCTCGGCGTCCCACAGCAGTTGCTCGGCCAACGCGTGCTTGGGGTTGAAGTGCAGATCGCCGAACAGCCCTTCGCCATCGCGCAGGACCACGCCCGCTATGTGCCCCAGTCGATCCTGATAGTCGCGGGCTGAGAGCGGATGTCCCTTGGGGTGATTCAGGTTGACCTTGGCGCCTTCATACAGGGCCGCGGCCTGAGACAGCGCCTCGGGCCGATACGTGCGGCCGTTGCGGCTCTGCAGGCCGAGCAGCTTGACGCCGCGGATGACGCTCTTCTCGCGATCCACTCGCAGGGCCGCGCCGTGCGAGTCCACCAGTTCTTGCAGCAGTTCGTTCATGGTGTTCCTTTCTGTCGTCACAAAAAAAAAGGAGCCCAACCGCGCGGAACGTTCCGCGCGATTGGGCTCCGAGTGATACCGGCCGCAGGGCCAGCTCGTGGGATACCCGAGATGGTTACTATTTCGGATTGCGAATTACAGACGGTCGATCGTCAGACCGCGGATCTTCAGTGCGAGATTCCAGAGGTTGTCTCTGCGCTCTCGTCTTTCAAATCTGCAAACTGCGATCAGCAATCCACAATCCGCAATCAAACTACTTTTCGAGCCGTTCGAGGCGTCGGCGAACGTGCTGGATGGTGCCATCCTGCACGCCGATCTCGAGGGAGATCGTGCCGAAGAATCCTTGACGGAGCGACTCGGCGAGCAAGGCCCGCCAGGCAGCGTCGAGCTGCACAACTTTGTCACGATTGGCGATGGAGATTTCTTGTGTTTTCATCATTGCAAGATAGCCTCGTACGATACGTCTGTATACACAACTTTTCGGCCACCCCCCGAAAGAATTTATGCCCCGTTTCTCCGAGGAATATGGCTGTTTTTTCCCGATTTTGGACCGCAGGCGAAAATCGCGTCGCGCGCGCTTTGAACCTCGCCGGCAAACCCCAAACGTTGCTCGACAACATACGGAAAAAGGTTAACCGCCGAGACGCCGCGAGGGCATAAGAAGAGAGTGGGCGAGAGGGTGAGAGGGAGAGTGGGAGACATAGTCGCCCGACGCGTTAGGCGGCGATGCCTTGGACTGCGTGTTGTGGCGCTCGCCAGCGTAGGGTCGTAGCTTGCTCGTTGTCGTTCGCTGCTTCTCATCTTCCTACTGTCCTCTCTGCGTCTCCGCGTCTCGGCGGTCAATCCGTCTTCGTCTCTTCTGCAACGTCGTCAACACACTCCTTGCGGGGCGGGTTGCCACACGTTCCCTCGCTCACGCGTCGGGCTACCAAATACCGTTCGTCATCGCCCACTCTCCCTCTCTCCCACTCGCCCCCTCATTCCTCCTGCGTCGTTCGGTGCCTGCGCAAATTCTCCTGCTCCTGGTCGTAATCCAATCCACGCAGTTGGCTCCACGTTTGCGGCGAGAGGATGCCGCGCTCGTGCTCGATGGCGAATACCTGGCTCTCGCGGTGCAAGTCGCGCGTGGAGAGCGACGGCGGCACGGCTTGGATCTCAACGGCCGTGAGCGACTCGGGCGGCAATCGGCCGGCATGAACGGCGCCCGTCACCACGCGCCACATCACGGCGAGGTCGTCGCTCACGAGCTCCGCTTGCAGTCGGGCGAACATCCGCATCGCCGGACCTTCGGCCACCATGGTCGAAGCGTAGTTGGCGTTCGAGGCGTCGCTTGTGAGCATGAACTCGGGCATCACCAGGCGGCTGGCAATCGCGCGGAGCTCGGCTTGCAACACGGTCACATAGGCGCCGGCGTCGAGACCGGCCGCGGGAAAGTCATACTCCATGCCCCCGTGGGCATCCAGGATCGTGCCCGGCCCGAACCGCTGCACGCTCAGCGACTTGCCGGTGCTCGAGGTCGTCATGGTCGCATCGGCCGCGGCAGCCACGAACTGCTGCACGCCGCTCTTCACGCCGCTGCGATGCTTGCGAATCAGCGCGATCGCCGATTGAATCTCGGCCACCACGCTCATATTCCGCAGCAGCTTCTCGGCACGCCGCAGGTTCTTTCGCACGGGAAAGAACAGCGGCAGTCCGCGCTTCACGTTGGCGTCGACCTGGCCTTTGCGATGTTGAATCTCGCCGGCCGGCACGGCGGCGCCGTCGATCCAATAGGCAACAACCTCTTCCACGTCGTCCGGCTCCGTTTGCACGCCGAGCGAAGCGCTGGGGTCGCTCGCCAGGTGCGGCGGCGTGGCAACCTGGTCGGGCTCGACAAACCGCACCTGCGTCATCCCGTCGCCGGCGACGAAGAACCGCAGAAACACTTCGCCGTCGCGATCCCAGCGGCGGACGATCTCCTGCTGCCGCCGCTGCCAGCGGCTGGTGCGCAAGAACTCGTCGAGCAGGCTTTGCACCTGGCCCGGCAACTCGGCCGCCGCCGTCGCTCCTTTGCGCATCGTGGCGCGGTACGTATGTCCCGGGCCGACGAGGTAGCTGATGCGGTTTTCGAACCACGTCACAAAAACTACAAATCGTTTTTACGCACCAAGACGTCTATGGTCTCGGCACGCATGAGAGGGCTGCAGCGATCGTTCGGGAACTCTACTGCGGGCAACCAATCACGGCGGCGATCGTCGCGCCACGGCTCTCTCTTGGGCTGGAAGGGGCACGCAAAGCCCTGAAGACGGCGGCACGCCTGAAGCTCACCATGTCAATTGCCGGCGCCGGTTGGGCGCCGGCTCCTTCGTCTTCCTGATCCGACCCGCTAAAATACCCCATCGGGCGCGCCGCCTAGCTAGCGGCCAAGCGAACGTCGTGGCCTCACCATCTGCCTTTGGGAGGCCACGACGTTCGGCCCGTCAATAGAAAGGCAGATATCCATGCGAGTGCAGTTTAAGAGCGCCGCGACGGTGTTCTACGAAGAGTACTTGGCGCCAATTGTCGATTTGGTTTCCGTGCTGCCGATCGACCGGGCCCGCCTGAAAGATCGAGTTTACGCGTTGCAATCGCCATATTTGGAGATGCCCGTCGATCCAAGCGATTTGACTCCGGAGCTCCATCGCAAGTTTCGTGAACGGTGCGATCGTCTCGTTGGGCTCGTCGCGATGCTACCTGACCCGGACGTAATGCCCATCGCCGTTCTCGAGTCGATCGCAAGCTTTGGAAAGTTTCTCGGGCTCCAAGTTGAGCAGCCTGGGCAGTTGTCCGCGCCTACAGGACAGCTGTCACCACAAGTCCCCGCCCATTCTGAACTGGAGCTCGAGACAATTTCGGCGCCGACGATCAATGAGCAGATGTTCTCGAAGCTAGGCACGGTTCCCGAGAGCAAGGACTGGTCCGCTGATCAATTTGCCGCGGCTCTGGGATGCTCAAAGGGCACTATCGGTGAAACCGATGCATGGAGGACCATAATGGCACTTCGCGGCCGGGAAAAGAAGGAACGTTTTGGTGACAAGGCTAGGAAAGGCCGAGTCAATCGAAAGCCGATCAGGCCGAACGATTGATGCCATAAACCGAACGAAAAAAAGATTCTCGGGATTTTTGAAAGGCCGTTGCCAAAAAGGGTTGCGGCTTTTTTTGTTGCTGCGTTCGGTGCGATTCTCCGAACGAACGCCGTAAGGGTATGACAACTCATACCCGCCCAACAACGACACCGGCCGCACTAGTTGCGATTGCTGTGGCGGCACGGAAGACTCGAGATAGAGAGCTTGAACGTGCAGCGCTCCGAGAGTTGCGAGATTCGCACGGAATCAAGCTGACCTTTGCCCGCGCCTCTCACCCGTCGGAGGCCGGTCGATGATCGCCTCCGCCCGGCCACCATTCCCCGACCTTGACGTCCAAGGTGACTTGCCGCCAGCGGCGATCAGCGCTCTTGCCGACTTTCTCATCGCGTGCGTCCTCGAGGACGACGAGAACGCTGATCAGCCAGAGGAGACTGAAGCGCCATGATCCGAGTTCCACCGACTAAAAAGCCAGTCCGACCGGCCGAAAATCAACCAGGCTCGTTGTTAGAGGAGCTCGGCGCGTTATTCGTCTTTTTTGACGACTCAACCCGCAGCACTGACCGCGAAGCCGCATGGTCGCGCGCTCGAAGGGCCACTGTCTCACATCTTCAGAGCGGGCCGGAGCATGGCAAATGATCGGAGTAGCACGAATCCGAATGACCTTGGCGGCTGGATCCGCATGTATCGGTCGATCACCAGCAGCGCTGTCTGGGCCGACCCGGACCTACTTAAGCTTTGGGTACTTTGCCTCATGAAAGCCACGCATCGAACAGTTGATCGACGCAATCGTCGGGGCAAGACCTCGCCGTTGCAGCCGGGCCAATTTACGACCGGTCGATACATGCTTCACGCCGACTTTTACGGCTGCGAAATTGGCGCGCAGCCTGAGGGTGCAAAGAGTCCTCGAAGCGTCTGGCGTTGGCTCACTAGGCTCGAGGAGTTGGGCAACATCCGCATCGATAGCTCGCACCGTCGTTACTCGACTGTGACGGTAAACAACTGGGTGTTCTACCAAGGTTCGCAAGGTGGCGACACCGCGTTGAATTCCGCACACTCATGTCCACCCAAAAACAGCGGTCAACCGCAGTTGGCGCACCACCTTGCGAACAGCGATCCGGAAAACTTGACCGACCCTTGTCCACAAGGATGTCCACAAAGTGCGTCCACCCAAAAACATCACCTAAACGGCGATCACAAAACCGGTTGCGAAAACGACGAGGCTGAAACTGTCCAAGCAAAATTGCCTCGCGATGACCACCAAACAAGAAACAACAAGAATACTAGGATCCAAGGATCCCCAGGAACGAAGTGCATTGCCGTTGAAGACGCTGAACCATTCGCCCGAGCGATCTTCAAACGTCTCGAATACACCGGCAGACGCGGTGCCAATCTGTGGCGAACTGCGGCGCTATGGTCGTCTGGAATGATCTCTGAAGCCGACGTCGTCGACGCTGCCGAGGGCTCGCGCATCCTGGCTCACGATCGCCCGGCCTACTTCTACCGTAGTCTCGAGGCTCGTCTCGCGCTGCGGGGCATCGATCTGAAGCCGCTCTTGAAGGCAGTCCGTCTCGAGCCCCGACTGCCAACGGGCCCGCCGGCGCCGCCCGTTTCGCACCTCGAAGCCGTTGCCCACCTCTCCAACCAACTTGCCGCCGACTGACCATGCACCAAAATCGAACCACTTTACCACCGCACGACGATGAAGCCGAACGAGGCGTGATCGGCGCCGTGATGCTCAAGCCGGACACGCTCGACGAGGTAGCACTAATCGTCAAGCCAGTGGACTTCTACAGCCCACAGCTCGCGACACTGTACGCGACCTTGCTCGAGTTGCACAACGACGGCAGCCGGATCGATGTCACGCTCCTGAACGCCCGACTAAAGAAGAACGGCGTCCTCGAGCAAGTTGGCGGCCGTGCTCATCTCGCTGAGCTATTTCAATCTTGCCCGACGGCGGCCCACGCTGCGTACTACGCAAGAATCGTGAGAGAGGCCGCGATCCGTCGAAGCGTGCTGTATGCCGGCGGAGAAATCCAGCACTTCGCGGCCGACGACGGCGCCGACGCCGATGATTTGCTCAATCGTACCGAGCAGCTCATCTACAAGATTCGCGACACGCATACATTGGATGGCGACAGAGTCAGCACCGCAACCGAGTTGATGCACGCCGCGTTCGCTGACATCGATGCACGTTGCAAAAAGAAGGTTCCTGCGGGAATGCGTACGGGTTTCGTGGACCTGGATCAATTCATCACCTTCAGCAAGGGTTCTCTCAACATCCTTGCCGCGCGAACAAGCGTGGGAAAGACGGCATTTGCGACGCAATTGGCGCTAAAGCGTGCAGAAGCTGGCGAAAAAGTTCTGTTTGTCTCGCTCGAGATGAACCAATTGGAGATCGCCACGCGTCTGATTGCCGCTCACGGAAAGGTCGACACTCGTCGCATGGCGTCGGGCAACCTCACCGAGCGCGAGCGGATGACGATCGTCGAGTCGTCGGGGGCGATCGCCCAACTGAAGCTTTGGATCGACGATTCGCCCAACAGATCAGTCAATGAGATTGCGGCAGTAGCCCGACGCATCAGGCGGCAGAGCGGCCTGGACATGATCGTTGTCGACTACCTGCAGCGAGTCAAACCTGACAACCCAAAGGATCCGCGACACGAGCAAGTCAGCAGGATCAGTGATCGCCTAAAGGGCGTGGCCCGAGAACTCGACTTACCGATCATCTGCCTCGCACAGCTAAACCGCCAAGCAGCCGATGCAAAGGACAAGCCGCGGCTTGCTCACTTGCGCGAGTCCGGCGCGATTGAGCAGGACGCCGACGTGGTGCTCTTTCTTCACAGGGTTGACTACGAAACTGCTCAAGCGCCGGCAACCGTTTCGGAGGTGAGTCTAATCGTTGCGAAAAACAGAAACGGCGCGACGGGAGAAATCGCACTGACTTGGTTTCCGCCGTTCAATCGGTACGAGTCGTGTGCACGGGCCCGACAGGCCACCTTTGATTGAGGAACCGAGGAAACGAATTTCGAAATTCGCCGGTCGGTCGAGCGCGACGTTTTTGTGTTGGCGTCGCCTCCCGGCCGGCGGATGGCGCGGCAGTCAGCGGCCACGCGGTAGCCGGCGGGGCGAGCGTGACGTACTCGCCCGCCGGCAGAAATTAGGCAAGGAGGTTTAGATGAGCGGCACGACGGAAAATGTTGATCTCAAGGCGACAGCCGACATGGCCGCGGTGCTTACCGCGCTCCAGCAGATTGGCATTGGCCTCGATCGGATCGCTCAAAGCAACAAGAAGATCGGCGAGTCGGCCGGCAATCTCGACAACGCCGTTAACCGCGCGGTCGAGTTCGGCCAACGCATCCTTGGAATTGGCACGGCTTACGCGATCGCTTCAAAGGCGCAGCAGGCGTTTTTCGCTGAGCTCGAGGCCTATCACGAGCGGACCCGCAAGGCGGGAGAGTTCCACGTCGCGGAAGCGGACCTACAAAATCAATATCTGCAGCTCGCAACAGAGCGTGGCAAGGTCACCGCCAATCAGGCACGTCAACGTGCCAAAGACATCGCCAGCCGAACCATTCAGGCGCCCGACACCGTCCACAAGACGCTGCTGAGCACAATTGGATCAATGTCCGATTCTGATGATCCTATGGCGCCTTGGAACGCGGCGGAAGCTGCCTTGGAGCACAAGAGCGTGCGCGGCGGCACTGATGAAACCACGGGCGCCTTGGCGAATGCCATCGGTCAAGTCATGCGAGTCTGGCCCGAGCGATCCGCACGCGAAGTTCTCGCAGCGATCGTCAAAGCCGAAAAAGCGGCGTCGATGGAAAAACCTGATGACTTCTACCATTACATGATCCCGGCCATTGCTCAAGCTAGGGCGTTTGGCAATGGCAAGGACGAGTTCGCGGACCTGGCATCTATGTTCATATCGGTTGGCGCACGCTCTGGCGATTTCACGGGCGCCACAACCCAAACCTGGGGCGGCACTTTCCTGAAGCAACTCAAGATCGAGACGACGAAGGCCGGCCTGAAGGACGCGTCGGTAATGGAGCAGTTGCGATTCCTGCGCGAGGATCCCAAAGGGCAGACAATCGCGAAGAGCTTGCTCGGGCCATTCTATGCGCAGCAAAGCGAAGTGATTGAAAAGAAAGTCGCTGCCGCGCCTCAGTCATTCGAATGGCTTGCCAAGCGACTCGGCGGTGCCGATATCGATCTGAAAAGCGGTCGCAACAAGAACTTCATCGCGTCGGTTGAATTGTTGCAGCCTGAAGGCGTCAAGAATACGACTCGAGAAAGTGAGCGCAAGTATCGGGGTCAGATTCCTGCCATGGGCGACCCTCAGGCCGTGCGCGACTATGAAGATGCGCAGCGCCAAATCAGATCGATCCCATCGCAGCAGACAGCGCGCAGTTCTGCATCGCTGAAGACCCTCGCCGAGCAGACTCGCGACAACGAGACAACGGGAGCAGTGACTGGTAAGAATCGTGCTGACCTAACTGACGCGCTCGATGCGCTCGGCGAAGGTGCGATCAGGCGTCGTATCTCCATGCTTGAGTACAACACGGAGACCATGTTCGGTATCGATCCGTCGCAGGCCACCATCAATCAGTTGATAGACCATCTTCCAGAGATCCAGTACCGCTGGAATGGCAAGACCCACGCGCCTTACATCCACCCGACGAATTACAAAAAGTTCGGTGATGTTGAGCGTGCCATTCTGGAACAAGCCGAGTCGGCGAAGATGCGGGGAGTCGAAATTAACCCGAACCAAATGAATCGCGTCAAGGAAATTCGCTCACTCATCGACAGTGATAGCCGCGCCACGCCGGCGTCGAATCAAGGCGCCGGCATGCCGATCATCCAGACGTGGCTTGCGTCTCAAGCTGTTGGTGCGCCTGCAGCTGCCACTTCAGTCACAGCCGGACCGGCCAAAGAACGCACGGACGAGATTGTTAAGGGCCAACGCGAAATGATTGCCCAGCTCGACAAAATTGCCAGCAGTCTCGAACGGCTCGTACAAGCAGAAGGGCGGCCCAAGTCGATCGTCATGTCTGAACGGACGGCGCCGGAGCGCCGCGCGGTGCTCGGCATTGACCAAGCAGCACGATCGCCAAAATGAAGTCACCGGCCGCGTTGGCCGGTGCGAAGTGTGTGTTTTACCATCAAGGAGGAGCAACTATATGCTCTCAACAATCTTGGACAAGCTTGGAGTGCTTCGCCAGAACAAGCAAGAATCTGCGATTGCACTTTACAAGCAACTGGTTCGAAGCATCGCCGCGAAGAGGCCAATTGAACCGGAACGCGCCTCGGCGATCTTGGATGCTGTAGGCAAGTCGTGCACTGAGCTGGCCGCCGACGTCGCACGCGTCGAAAGTCGCGCCGCTGATGCTGCGCTCGTTGCTACACACGAAGCTACTCTCACGGAAATGCGACAGGCCACCCGAGAACTCGATGGCGAAAACATCGCATTCGCGAAGCACCGCGAAGAGCATCACGAAAGGACCAAGCGGTTCACGGCCGTGATCGACGCGTCGCGCAAAAAGCTGAACGCGATCGACGCGGCGAAGGATCGGCTCCGCAGCACTGCTGCCGAGGAAATCCAGCAAGAGCGTCGCGCTGTGGCACAAGCGCGGACGTCGCAGTCCGGCATCGTCGAACGGATGAAGGCCGAGAACGCGGAGTTGCGAACCAACTTGCAACCGTTGCAACAACGTCTCAAGCAATTTGAGGAAGAGAAGCGGCTTTCAAGCAAAGAGGCCAAAGAAGTTCAGCGCAAGGCTGACGATCTTGCTACCCAGCTCTCGGAGTCAACATCGCGGCTGGAAAAGGCCATCGCCGCGCAAAAGCAACTTGACGCCGACCACGATCGGATCCGCGCTCAGATGCTTGTTGCTTAGTGGCAAGATGTGTGAAAGGGATTTGATCCGCGCCGGCCTGATGGGGTGAACTCCACAGGCCGGCGCCCCGCTAACACCAATGAGATCACCATGGATTGGATTGCCGAATCAGCCTCCTTGTGTCGAGAGATATCGGCGCCCACGCTCGACCACGTTGGTATCGTAGTTCTCGACGCCGACAACGATCCACTCGGCGCGCAACTATTGCCGGATGGTGCTTGCGGACTAACATCGCCGCTCTTGTCGTATGCGTTGAGCAAGAGCGGGCGAGGGTCGCCGGAAGACTTCGTGACTGTCGTCTCGTGCGATCGAATTGCACGAGGTTACACCGACAGTTGGTCGAGAAGCTTTCTGGCCATCAATGTCGTGCTGCATGAGCTGGCCCATCACTTGGACGGCCTGGTCCGCAAAATGCTCCACCAGCGTCAGCATGGGCGGACGGCTGTTGATGATAGTGACCTTGACTGGCTCACACTGGAATCGCTGATGGACGTGGCAGCAAAGCCATCGCGCGAGAGATCGCTTCAATCGACGCCCTGGTTCCACCACGAAGCTCAATTTGCGAGAGCTGCCATTCACATCGCACACCGTGCCAATGAACTCAAGTTCCGCACTATGACCAGCTATATGCGTGTCGCCGGAGAACGCTACGGATTGTCGCCAGTTGCACTCTATACGGTGCACCTTGGGGATGAACCACGGCGACGCCGAGCCGATCCGATAGTCGAAGTGCTTGCCGACGACGCCCCAGTCGAGTTCGCCGAGCTGTTCGCAGCAGACTGCAGAGCCTGGCAAGCAAGGGGAGCGGCATGAATCCAGCTACGCCCGTCGTCAAGGTGTCGGTCTCCTCCGCGCGCGGCAAGCTTTCTTGCGCGAGGGCAATGCTGCGCGTACGCGCGCGGTTCTTGGGTCCTTCTATGGCCCCCGGGGTACGCCGCGGGTGGCCGCCCGCGCCTTTTTTGCCGCTACGAAATTTTTTTTAGGGTCGATACCACTACCATCATGGCAAAATCCAAGAAGACTGCCCGATTTGTAGTCGGCACATTGCCCGAAGTCGCGCAATTCTTTAACGTCCCGCACGATACCGTAAAGACCGGCTGGCGACCGGCCGGCATGCCAGGCAAGCCCGGCGCCTATGATCTGCGAGCAATCGTGCTTTGGCGCGAGTCGCGTCGTCGGGATCCTGCCGCGGCGGAACACAAGCCGAACTCTCTGGCTCATCGAAAGCTCCTCGCCGACACGCACAATGCTGAGGAGATGGCGAGGGCAAAGAAGCTTAAGAATGACTTGGCCGAAAACCGCCTGGTGGATCTGGCGGCGGCCAAGCTCGAGGTCAACAAAATGTTCCTGCGGGTCAAGGCCCGGCTGGAGGCTGTGCCCGACGAGATGGAAATGGGCTTTCCGGCTGAGACCCGATCACAAAATAGAGCCAGGCTCGCCAACTCAATTTATCTGCTACTGAAGGAGATGGCGTCCTGGTCGCTTGAGCCAGCCGAATCCAAATGACACACAATCAACTCATAGCTGCCACCGAAGCGAACCGGCGCCGAATTTCCGAGCTCGGGGACCTCGTCGGTGAAATGTATGCCACGCTCGCGACTTTCATCGCGCGACAAAATCATTTGATCGCCCTTGCCGAAGAGCTCGTTGAGGAAGCACGGAAGCGCAACCAGGTGCAAGACGACGACTCGGAACCATGGCTTCGCTCGTTACGGCCTAACGATGACGACTGACGTGGACAGTGCAGAGCACGATCGTGGTCCGCTCGATCCAACCCCGGCGCAAATCGCCGTGGCCTGCGAGCGGATCCAGGCGACCTGGTCCGAGGCCGAGCGTCGGCGCCGGGCTGGCCTGGTCGTGAAGGTGCTCGAACTGCTGCCTTCGCAAGACCGTCGGTGCAACGGTGAGCCTATGGCCGCTAACGATCTTTGACAACTTGACGCTCCCGGCAGAGCGGGCCCTGACGGGCTACCTCGGGAGCGTAGCTGATTGTCGGCCTACGGCAACTTGGTGCCAGCGTTTTGAACTAGAGTATTGGCTTGCGGGAAACCGCAGTCGCGGGTTGCTTGCACGCCCCGACGTATGGGGGTAATTTACTCACATTCTCGCAATCACCTAAATCCTCTAGGGTCATTCTCGGTATGGCGGATCGCAAGGAAAACAAGGAAAAGAAGACGACTCGCTCAAGATTAGGGCTTGAAAAAGACCCGTATAAACTGATCGATCATTTTTGCACGGTCGATCAAATTAAAGCCATTCTGCGCGCATTCAAGCCAGACCACAAGGACGAGATCTTTCTAAGTGGCAATAAGCCAGACCTGATCGAGAACCTTCGAAAGGTGGTTAAGAGCAAAGTTATTCCCTTCAACAAAGTGGTCGACGCTATCCGCGAAGCCGAGGAAAACGGCAACCAACACATATTCTATCTCGAGCCACGCAAAGAGAGCGTTCGCAAGAAATGTCGAGATGGTATGGCCGTTGCGACGGAACTCTGGGGCGAGGAATTTGACGAAGGATTCCCGCGTTTCGACGTGGTGCCGGAAACTTACGCTTGGGCCGATTTTCGACAAGGACTAAAAGGCCGACCGCGCGATTGGATCGCAAAGGCTTATGGCCACTATACGCACCTTGAACAAATCGGGACAGAGCCTCGAGCCGATGGCACCATAGCAAAAATCTTCAAGCCTGTGGATGAGCGTGTTGTTTGCTGTGCTCGATGGAATGACCATGGCTTCCTGGAGCTTCGGATCGAAAGCGCACCATCCAAAGCGAAGATGGACGAACGAATCCGAGAAACTTGGAAGTTGCTGGCGCCTGCGTTGAAGCCGACGGACTTCGTCGCCTATGACTTTAGTCATGCACGACGTCGGCTATTGGAAGAGAGACAGGAAAATGAAGCGATGTACCGCCTGAATGGTACACAGCTGACAGATTCAAGTATGGGCTCGGCCCAAATCACTCCGCATACAGAAGACGAGTCCGTTGATGGAGCCCCCGAACGAGAGGCGACGATCGCTTGCTATTTGGAAAGTTCAGACAACGGCTGTCGGCACTTGCTTGTAACGTGGCTGCCGGGGGAGTCTAATAAAGCCTTGGATGATGACCTTCGAACCATTTCTGGCGGCGCAAATACAAATGAGCTCATCATCCAATCGCGTGTATCCTCGAGAGCGGTAGATTATGTCACAAATCGATTTCTCGAGTTTAACCGCTGAACGCCCAGATCTTGGGGAAGTGTGGCCCGTCCTTCAAACTTGGATGGTCACTCATCCTAACATCAAGATTGTTGATCCGCGCCAAGTTGCTCACATGGTCAGTCGACCACTCAGACTTGATCAGTTCGCAGAAGCTTTCTTAGTGCTCGTAGACAAAGGTTATCTTCAACAAATCTTCAAAGCCGAATCACCACAAGGTTCTCTGGAGGGTCCGGACTTTCAATCGGTTGATGAAGTGCCTGAATTCTTGCGGGATCGCTATGACGTCCCCTTCGAAGTGAGCCGAGTTGTGCCGGTGTTCCGACGGAATCTCAATGGATGAGTCAGAATGTCCGGAGACGGCTACGATCCCGAATGGGAATCCCTCTACGAGAAGTACCTTCTCGCAGATGGTCGAGAAAAGCTCAGGATCCTCAAAGAGTCGTATGCGTCATGGAAAACTAGGGATCTTCGAGAAGCTCGAAAGCTGCAAATCATGATTGCTGTTGCCGACTCACCCGCGGTCAACAAATTCTACATCGAACGCGTGGAGAAATTGGAGATGGACATGAGTGACAATAGTGACAATAGCATTACTAGTGGCCGTGACACTGTCGGCTCTTCTGCTGGCAAAGGCAATTGGGTTACGATCAGCAACGTCACTTCGTTTAATGAGTGGGTCGACAATTCAAAGGGCGCAAAGGTTGAAGTCAATAAGGCGCTCAAGGATTGTCGGGCCGAGATTGAAAAAATGAAGATTGATGCTGATGAAAAGGAATTGCTGGTAGAAAGCTTTACCAAGCTTGCATTGCAGCTGAATTCACCGAATCCAAGCAAGGGTATCGTCGAGTCGCTTTGGGCAGGCGTGTCGACATTCGTCAAAGGCGTGAAGCCCTTTGTGGACCTGGCGAAGTTGGTTGGAGAGCAGTTCGGCATCTACTTGCCATCACCCACATAGTCGTTTTGCGAGGTGCCTGGCTACGTTGCAGCAACTGATGTCATAAGTTCATGCTCCAACGAACGCGCCACAAGCTGCACTTCGGCCCCTATTGCACTCCCCGATACAAGTTCCGACAGCGCGTGCAACGTGCTCGGCTCGGAGACGTTAAGATCGTCGGGATGACGGATGGCCGGATCCAATGGCCGCTCGGCCGTCGTGGTCGTGGCAGCTCGAGCCGTGCGGAGGGAATCGGGCCCAGCCTTTATGCACTGGTTTGGATTCGGCCACCATACGCTGTGGCTATTCCGCAAGGCGCTGGTAGTGAAGCCCGACGACATCGAGGGCTTGCACCGTCTGCGGGCTGCCCACGGAGCTGCACCATGGTTCAAGCGTGCCCAGCGTAAGGCATGGACAAAAGCCAGCGACCCCGAGCGGCGCGAGAAGATCGCTGCAGCGAAGCGCGGCAAGCCAAGGTCGCCAGCGACGATTGCGAAGATGCGGAAGGCAGCAACGGGTCGGAAGCACACCGCAGCCACTCGCGCGAAGATGAGGCGCTCCGCGCGCTGCCGCCGTGGTGAAGATCACGGGGCAGACCCTCTACGCAGTGCGATCGCGGCGCCACATTCTCAGGCTGTCCGACGGGCGAAAGTCTCTTGGCCCGGCGGCCCGGCTCGCCGCGAAACAGGCAAAGTCGGTTTCATCTTAGCTCGCGGCGTGTGGTTCAATGCACTTCGTCCGCTCGTTTTTTCTAACGATTGAACGCACGCTGATATTGAGTGTAAATGACCTCCGCAGGGCAAAAGCGAGCTACGACTCTGCCCGATGAGTCGGTCACGGTCACTTGCTGAATCGAAAGAAAATTCCCCACTTGAACCGCAATGCAGATAAACATTGCCTTCCACAAGAGCTTATCGAGTTTTTTGAGCATCCTTGCCCTCCAATCGGTATGTCGAGAATTTGCCCATTCGCCAGGATCGTCAATTTCGGTCGTTCGACTTGAGTCATTACCGCCAGGCACCATAACCAAGCTCCGCTCTCGAAAGACTGGGCTACCTACTCACTCTCACTACCATCAATCGTGACAAAGAAATTTGAAAGGATTCTATGGCAAAGAAACGCAAACGGCCTGCGCCGCCTCGACAGCAGCAGATTCTGAAATTGCTCGACAAGGGATTGAGTCACCAGGAAATCGCCGCCAAGTTGGGCATCTCTCGAAGCACTGTAGCGAGCCACAAGCGGCGCCTGCGAATCGGCTGATTGACAACCGCTGTGTTACCCATATAGTGGGGGCATGAGCAGGACCCACACTTTTCCGACGTTCTATGGAAGTGCTGCTCAGGCCATGCGCGTGAACCCCCACGTGCAAGGTGAAAAAAACGGAGCCCCTGTGGCAGTCAATGCACTCCTGTCGACGGCACGACGTCGGCGCATTGGCGACGATTTGAGCGCAGCCTCTTCGCGGAATCCATCCGCGCGCGTTCATCGTTTCAACGCACCGTTTTTTTCAAAGGGCTGTTATGACCACAAACGATCGACGAGACGACCAATTCGAAGTCGTCCGCTCCAAGCTCGTTGAGCTGCGAGCGCAGGCAAAAAAGTTAGGTGTCAACTTCGCCGAGCTCCGCGGCGCGCTTGCCCACAGTGCAGCGATTAAGGCTGGATTGACCTCAGACTACTCGGCACCGGGCCGTATGGCTCACATCCTGGCCGCTCTCGCCAAGCATGAAGCGGAAGGGGGTGCGACATGAACTCACGCGGCCCACTCGACTGGACCCCTGAAGAATTCGGCAAGCTCCTATTTGCGGCTGCGAATCTGATGCCAACGAAATGGGGCGACTTTGCGCGGGGGATGTATACGTTCCTCCGCCTGCGTGGCGGGCATCGCCACACATGCCAGCGCCGAGACTGGTGGATTGCGTATCTTTATGTGGCGCGCGAGACCGGGCTTTCCTGGTCTCAGCTTAAGCGACTGCAAACGACCGACGTGAGTAGTAAGGGTGTGCTTACGATAAGGCTCTCGCAACCCAAGGAACTGCGATCGTTCCAGTTGAGCGATGCAGCCCGCGAGGCATTGGCGGCGCTGCCGTCCGGCCGTGGCTACCTGCTCGCCGTCGCTGTTTTGGACGTTGCGCTGTCGAAGCGATGGCGCACGCTCAACAAAGCGGCTGGGCTATTCTCGCCGGAGGCCAAGAACGACTACCCGCCATTGCGCTTCAGCCAGTCGAAGCCGAACGTAACATTGATCCGCGGCGAGGTGGTGAACCCCGATGGAATTACCACCCAGTCGAAGTTGGTCGACTTTTTCGAATCGGTCTACTTCAGGTTACGTTTGAGCTCGCGCTCACCCCGCACGGTTGAGCTTTATCGCCGCACTCTCAGTATGTTCAGTCAAAGCCTCGAGCGTCCGGCGCGGCTGTCCGACCTGGCTGATGATGCTGTTGAAGCCCACCTTGGTTCATTGATGGCGCGAAATCTTTCGCCGTACACCGTAGAGAAAGAGCGGCAACAGTTGTGTGCTATCTGGCGTTTTGCTTGCCAGCGGCGACTCGTCGACCTGTACCCTACCGTTCTTCCTCGCAAGCTTCCGGAACGAGCCCCACTCGGCTGGACGATCGATGATTTGAACAAGCTGTTTGCTGCGGCCAGGAAGGTCAGGGGAATGCTTGGAAAGGCGCCAGCGGCCGTCTGGTGGGTAGCACTGCTTTACGTGCTCTATGACACCGCCGAGCGTATTAACGCGGTGATGCAGCTCACCTGGGATCACGTCGACCTCGAGGCCGGCTGGCTTACCGTGCCTGCCGAATTCCGAAAGGGCAAGACTCGCGATGTAGTTTCGCGAATTCACCCCCAAACGATCGAAGCACTCAAAGAATTGCAATCGCACGGTAAGGTGACAGATCGAATCTTTCCTTGGCGACGTGCCGACACGACGCTATGGGATCATCTGTCGAAGATTCTACAGTCAGCCGGCCTGCCTTCCGATTGCCGCAGCAAGTTCCACCGAATCCGGCGCACGACCGCCAGTTATTACGAGCGTGGTGGCGGCGATGCAACCGCGCTCCTGGATCACTCCTCCCGCAAAGTGACTAAGAAGTATCTCGACGCTCGCATCATCGAGAGGAAGCATGCCATCGACGTGTTGCCGAGGCCAAAGGTCGACGACAAGAAAGGAGGGGCATCCTGATGACCACACTCTCCCAATACTACGAGTCTGTCTATCGACCTTGGAAGCACGACAAGGCAAAGCCAGCGACGATCAGTCAGCATCGCTGGATCATCACGTCATTGTCGAATTTCGCCGAGCACGACGTGACGATCGAAGAAATCACCCCGCAGTTTCTCCGGGCGTGGTCGATTTGGGCGCAGGCCAACGGGTTCACCATTCCCTCATGCGAGCTCTATTGCACGCTGACCCGTTCCATCGTGCGGGATGCCGATCCGTCGTCGTGGCCACTCCCCGGCAACCGCGAAGCGCTTTGGAAGGATGCCAGTGAGGGAACGCTACTCGCGTTCGTCCGCAACGTCTACGCGCTAGAGCGAGTTATTGAGCATACAACCGTCTTGCAATATGAGTATTGCATCTACGCTTTCGGCGAATTCCTCTTGCGTGCCCCTGTTGCGGATGACCTTACCTCAGAAAACCTAAACCGATTCTTGATCAGTTACGCCAAGGATCACAAACCCGAGACGGTTCGGGGCAAGCGGCGCGGCCTCCTCACGATCTGGAGGGCGATGTACGAAGCCGAGCTTATCGACAACTTCCCCCGGCGGGTTCGCAAGCTGAAGCCGCAGCATCGTGTGATTGTTGCTTGGACTCCGGCCGATGTGGAATTGCTATTCAAGACCGCGGGCGAACTAAAAGGAATTTGCCTAAGATTCCTCCTGCCGAAGCGGATCTATTGGCAACTCTTGATCATCCTCGCATATGAGACCGGAATGCGACTCGGCGACTGTCGTGGCCTTGAGCTGCGACAGATTCCAACTGACGGAATTTTCACCAAGATTCAGCACAAGACTGGGCACGTCATTACGTGCGAGCTTAGCCCGCTAGCGATGAGTCTTGTGCAACAGGCAGTGGCACTCGGCGTCCCATCGCTGGTGGGAATCATCGACAAGCGCCAAGTCCTGAGAGAATTTCAACGGCTAAGGGACCGTGCCAGCCTGCAGGGGACGTTCAGGTTTATTCGTCGTGCCGGCGCAACTGCCGTGGAGAAGTTGCAGCCCGGCGCCGCCACGAAATTTCTTGGGCATAAGACCCCTGGGCTGGCCATGCAGCATTATGTGGACCAGTCGCAGCTCATGCAGCAGCGCCCGAAGCCGCCAGCGATCGGCGGGAAAGGCGGTGCACAGTGATGACTGACCGCGCGCACGACGCGATTGAATACGTCAAGGCCGCCGAGAGCTTCCTTCTCGAAGCCGCCAACGAGCTGAAAGACCTGCCGGAGATGCAGGCGGAGTATGCGGCAACGCTGCAAGTCCGGCTGCTTGTTCGAAAGCACCGCACGGCATTGCGGCGGCGCCGAAGCCAGATGCAGCCGAGTGTGTTGCGGCTCATCTTGCCCGAGCGCTCCGACTTCCGACGGTTCGCAGATTTTCCGGTTGACTAGATTCGTGGCCGGCGACGACTAGAGCCGTCGCCGGCAGCAACAGGATGCGATTGTGGCCAGGGATGGCCGGTTTTGAATTCAAACTCAGGTACAGGAACTTGCAATGTCAGAGGATTCGACTCCGTATCTCGATCTCGAAATAGAGAACGGCGTATGGCTCAAGCTCGAAAGCGCGGCGAGTGCTGATGAATGGCTAAATAAAGAAGAAGCCACATGGAGTTGGTTGACGGCGAAACAACAGCACGGCGCCGTTCCCGCGGTCTGCCTAAGTTTCAGCACTCACTTTGAGAACTTTCGAAATGCAATTGATCGCGACAAGGAGAAACAGTCTCAAAAGTTTGCAGAAAAACTGACGGAAGCTATCAGGGAACAGACATACATTTGTGGGGAGACGCGTCATGCTCAATGCGTTGCCAAGATGCGAACCGAAGTTAACGACCGTGTTGCAGAATTTGCTCTCGCCCAATTCGTTCGATCCCCGATTAAGCCCGGCGATAGGTACGAAGCTGACGCAATAAACGGTTCTATGCGGGCGGTGTTATTCGATTGCGGAGTAACTGGAAACGTTCAATTAGAAACCGGCGAGTTGAAATCGCTTCGAGATAATTTTCTTAATGAATTCACCACCAAGGGCAGTCAATGCGACCAGATGCTCCGAGACTCTAACGAGCAGCTGCGCGGAACTATCGATGGATGTAAATCCGAACTCGCGAGAATCCAAAAGGACTTCATAGCCATCAATGCACTCAAGGCGCCGGCAGAATATTGGGACCAGCGTAGAAAAGACCATACACGAAAGTTTCGTTGGCTTGGTGCAATTACGATCGTCCCTGGATTCGGTGCCCTTGCTGGGTTGGTCTATTGGAGCCTTCACGCTCCTTCGGCCATCGAAAAAGTCGATCAGGTTTGGAAGGCAATTCCGGTTGGAATTCCGTTCCTGCTATGTTTTATTGCAACATTTTGGTTCGTCAGAATCCTTGTTCGTTTGTTTCTGAGCAATTACCACCTTGCCACCGATGCTGATGAACGCGTTGCATTGGTGAAATCGTACCAAGCGCTTCGGATGGATCCCGACAACAAGTTGGGCGGGGAATCACTCGACATCATCCTCCGCCAGATTTTCCGACATGCAGCAACAGGCGTTGTCACCGAGGACTCGGCTCCGCAGATTCCGATTGAAATTCTCACGCGCCCGAAGTAGTGCGGCTCGCGTGGTAAAGCTGCAGGGATGCGTTGTGGGCTTCAGGGCCTAGCGGTGACCAACTAGTATGAAAATTTCTAAACGACGATTGATCGATCGAATAAACGAGAAATTGCACCGACGCAATAAGCATCTTCGACAAACCCGCGTCAACTCAGACAATTTCCGGATTTACGGCCGGTACTACACTGTGAACGATCGGGGCATGGTCGTCGCGCTAAACGTCGACATCAAAAAGCTCGCTGTAGAGCTAGACGTGCTCACTCGGGAAGAAGCCGTCCTCTGGATCCTGAGTGAGCTTTGAAGCAAATGTGACCCAAGTATCAAACCACCCCGCCCGCGCTCGATTGCAGGCCTCCTAACGCAAGGTTTCCCTGAGGAGAATTCATGGCAAGGATGAAATCGACCGAATCGACAATTCCGGCCGTCTCGTACATCCGAATGAGCAGTGGCCAGCAAGAAGCAAGCCCGGCCCAACAGCGTGCGGAAGTCAAGAAGCTCGCCGAGCGACACGGCTGCCATATCATCCGCGAGTATTTTGACGAAGCCATCAGTGGCGACGACACGAAGAAACGCAAGGCGTTTCGTCAGATGATCGAAGATGCGCAGGAGAAGGGAGACTTCTGCGCTATCCTCTGTTGGGACCAGGATCGCTTCGGCCGGTTTGATTCGATCGAGGCGGGCCGCTGGATCCATCCTCTACGAGAGGCCGGCGTGTGGCTGATCACCGTGGCCCAAGGCCAGATTGATTGGAACGACTTCGCTAGTCGGATGATCTACGGCGTGATCCAAGAGGGTAAACATCAATTCCTGATCGACCTGTCGAAGAACGTCCTCCGTGGCAAGATCAAGGCCGCGCAGGACGGCCGCGGCGCTGCGCTCCCACCGTACGGCATGGATCGGCAATTCTACGATAAGGCTGGCGCGCCGGTTAAACGCGTGCCCTACGGTGAGCGATTCACGCGGCCGCGTGATTGGGGAATGCGATTCGTTGTCAGCCAAGACGCCCGAGCGGCTAGCATCGTTCGTGAGATTTTCCAGCGCGTCGCGGACGATGGCGATGGGCTCGGCGCTATTGCCGGCGACCTCAATCGTCGGCAAGTACGCTCGCCGCAGGGCAAGGCATGGAGCGTACAGACCGTAGCCGGCATCCTTGAGAATCGAACGTATACTGGCGCCAATGTGTTCGGTGGCCAGCGTGAAGGGAAGTATCACTCCATGGGTGCAGCCGGCGAGATCACCAGGGCTAAGGGGCGGATTGAGCCCGGTTCTCCCATCATCGTCGAAGGTGTTCATGATGCTCTCGTCGACGTGGAGACATTCCAACGGGCGACAGCTGCCCTCGAGCAGCGCAAGGTTTCCGGGCGCAAGCCAAGAAACAATAGGTACGTGCTCAGCAGCGTGTTGCGCTGCGGACACTGCGGCGGCACCATGGCCGGCAAAGGCTACGCCAGCGATCCGACGAAGCCAAAGTATTACTGCTGCGTGACTGGAGCTACCCGCCCGGGCGCCTGCAGGCGCTTCCAGATTCGCCAAGACCAAATCGAAGAATACGTGTTGGGGGTCCTCGAATCGCGGTTCCTTTCCCCCGACGCTATCGAGCAGATCAAGGCAGAGGTCCATAAACAGGCGAAGGCCCGAAGATCGCATAAGACCCAAACGGCCGACCTCAAATCTCAGATCACCGCCCTCGACCGCAAGATTGCCAAGGGCACGGAGAACTTACTCCTCGCCGATCCGCGCGACATGGCCGAGCTGTCGAAATTGCTGGCTGACTGGCGATCCGAACGTGAACGGTTGCAAGGACAAATAGAACGGGCCGCTATATCGCCCAACGGCTTGACGGCCGAGCAGCTCGCTGAACGGGCCCTTAAGCGGCTCGATCACCTCAAGCAGGCCCTTAAGACGCGGATCCCCGCGAAGGTCAAACACGTAGTGGCCGAGTCGATCTCAGAAATTCGCCTCTGGTGGGAGCCGTACGGGAAGCGCAACAAACGCCTTGCCCGCGGCGTAATCCAGCTTCGGAACAACTTGGAGTTTTTCTCAAGTGGTTCTCGTGCCCATTGATGGCGAACTCGTTCGATTGGGCCAAGGCTCGGCACTCTTGGCGCAGATCGCGCAGTTGCACTTCGCTCAGGCACGATTGTCCGCCGCCCGTCGCCGTGCCGGCCGCGATCCAGCGCGTGCCGTCGTCGTGGAACGGTTCGCGCGGATCGACAAAGTTGTCCCACAGTTCGTGAAACGCTTCCGCGAGTCGGCGGTCGAGGTGTGTGAGGGTGTCGGTGGTTGGGTTGGTCATGGAAAGGTCTTTCATTGCGGATTTCGGATTTCAGGGAAGACGAAGAGGGTTAACCGCCGAGGCGCAGAGACGCGGAGAGGAAGGAAGGAAGAGAGGGGGCGAGAGGGCGAGGGGGAGAGTGGGAGAGATGGTAGCCCGACGCGTAAGCGAGGGGCGGCGTTGATTCTTTGATGGCGATGGGCCGCGCAAGATCGCATTTTGCGCCTTCGATGATTCTGAAATCTCAACTTTGAAATCTACATTCGCTCTCACTCTCATCGTCCTTCTCCTCTCGGCGTCTCGGCGCCTCGGCGGTTAAACCTGCTTCGTTCAAAGTGCAGCGTCGTCAAGCAACTCACTGCGGGGTGGCTTTCAAACCGTTCCCTCGCTCACGCGTCGGGCTACCACCAGTTGCTCTTCACCCCCACTCTCCCCCTCGCCCCCTCTCCCACTCTCTTCGCAACTACACCAATCGATCGCCCAGCCCATCGTCCTCCTCAACCCCCAGCAGTTCGCCGGCGAGCCGCAGCGCCATCTCGAGCGCATCGGGGCCGTCGTCGTGATCGGCGTGCGGAAAGTCGCGCAGCTGCTCGACGAGGAGCCGCGTGCCGGGCGAGTCGGATTTGAATCGGATCCGCCGGCCAGCCAGGTAGGGACCGAGCCGCCGAATGCGCACGGGCTTGGTCACGTGGTTGTCGAGCGTCCACGGAGTGACGCCCACCACGCGCTGCCGCGAGAACTCGCTGGTAAACTCGGCGGCCAGCAGCTCTTGGAATTGATTCGTTTCCACGCCGAAGGCTTGCGGACGGAAGCGGCGCACGAGCTCGACGCCGTCGCTCACCATCTGCGGCGTGGGCCGTCGAGCGAGGTCGGCTTCGACATAGAGCAGGCCGTCGAGGTCGACGCCCAGCAGGACAAATGCCGAATAGTCGCCGCGCCGCGCGTCGCGTCCTTTGCTTGGATCGAGCGCGATGACCTTGGCCTGCATTTGCTGGGGCCAGCGGTCGAACCAGAGGTGATCGCCAAAGTACTCTTCAGGCCATTCGCAGAGCTCGGGATGCAGCGGCGAACCTTGCTTCTCGCGCTCGAACGCCGCGTGGCCCCCTTCGGCCCGCATCCGCATGAGCGTGTAAAGATCCTCTTCCTCGGGCCAGAGCAGCTCGGCGCCGCGATCCATCTCGCGGCGATGCCGGTCGTAAAACTGCCTGGCCCGCTCGCGGCAGCGCGGGTTGGCCAGGTCGGAGTAAATCGCTTCCCACTCGTTCCAGAGCTCCATCCGCGTGGGCCAGGCGGTGATCGCGCAGAAGGTTTGTGAAGTCCAGCCTGGCGTGCGCGCGAGCTCGAGCGCCAGGGCGTCGCGATGCAGGGCCGTGGCGAGGTTGATGATGTTGGTGCGCTTGGTGCCGGCCTTGGCGAGCGTGCCGTGGAACCAGCGGCGCGAGAGCTCGCGCTGCCGCGGCGACTCCATGTGGCGGTCGTTCTGCACGTCGTCGCACACGATCAGCGTGGGCCGGTGAGCGTTCATCCGCCGGCCGCGGATGCGCTGCCCGGTGCTGAAGGCTTCGATGGTCGCATCAGCGAGGCGAATGCGCTGCCCGCCGCCGCGCGACGGCACGAGCGCGCTGTCGTATGCCTCGCGCAGCAGCCGGTTTTCGAGCAGCTCCTGCCGCACGTTGTGCAAGTGCAAGAGCGCCTGCGGGCGCGTGTCGGAGATGATCCAGATGTAGGGCTCGCGCCCTTCGAGCGCCGCGCGGAGCACGTGGGCGAGTGTGACGAGCGTGCTCTTGGCGCCGCCGCGCGGACCGATCACGTTGAGCTTGGCGCCGCGCTCTTCGTGCAACCGGTCGAGCCTGCCGGAGAGCCAGCGATGCATTTGCGACGGGGGCAGCCGGAAATGATTCGGCAGAAAGTGGCGGCCCCACGCGAGCAGGCTGAGTTTGCGCGGATCGGTGCGCGGCGGTTCGATCGCATTGCTGACGCGGTCGAAGAAGCGTTCACGCTGGATGCTCTCAGCGCTGTCCATGTGGAACGTGAGCTTACGTTGCATCGGCCTCTCCTTCGTCGGGATTGAGCACGGCCTTGACACGAGTGGCGAATACATCGTGAATCGTCGAGCGAACTTCAGGATCCGGCACGTGTGTGTTGACCACGTCGCGAACGATGTTGATGAGCTCTTCCATTTGCGTGGGTGTGACGGTTTTGGCGCCGCGCCGGCCGAATCGCTCGGGATAACAGCGTTCGAGCAGCCAGGCCGCAGCCCGCCAGTGGCTCTTATTGTTGTCGGCCGCCTTCGCGATCGTGCGAAGAGCTGTGAACACGTTGGAACTCTCGGCATGGGTCATCTCATCGCGGAACTTTTCATCGATCAGTTCCATGTGGCGAATATCGTCCACCGTGCGGCGCACATATCCGGCGGCAACCGTTCGCGGAACGCCGCAGTTCGTGAGCAGAACAACATTTTTGCGAGCCTCGTCATCCAGCGGCTGCCAGTCTGCGGGGAGTGTGTTCGGGTCGATCATGGGTGAGCTCCTGGGTGTGAGTTCGTAAGCGTTGTGAGGATCAAGACAGAGTGGGAGAGGGGGCGAGTGGGAGAGTGGGGGACGAAGGACACAGCTGGTAGCCCGACGCGTGAGCGAGGGGCTGGGTTACACAGCGTTTGGGTAAGTGGAACATGAAGTAGTTGCCTGCAGAGCGGGCGACACGGAAAGGGAGAGTGAGATCGAACGCAGGGACGAAAATCCAAATGGTTGCTCCCCTTCGCTCACTCTCCGACTTTCCAAGTCGCCGACCCATGATGTGGTTCCTTTGATTCACGTTGACAGAAGACTCATTGCGGTGTGTTGATCAAACCGGTCCCTCGCTCACGCGTCGGGCTACCATGACTCGTGTTCATCCCCCCCTCTCCCACTCTGTGTTCATTCGACGTCGTCCCTAAGTACTCAAACGACACCACGGCCCTGCCCGCCGAGCTTCGATACGGCTTGCCGCGGACGCGCGAAGGGCGCGAGCCGGTCTTCAGAACACGCCTGACGCGCCAATGGGACGAACGCTGACAATGGGCCACCAGGGCCGGATGGCTCGCCGTGACGCTGAAGCGGTGACCATGCGCGAGATGCAGGTCGCCGACCGCTTCGGCCACACGCATGCCCAGGCCCAGGCCTTGATAGTCGGGCAGGGTGACGATGCGGCTGATCCGCCAATGGCCGCGCGTGCCGATCAGCGGCAAGGTCGCGCAGAACGCCACCGCTTCGCCGCGCCACGTGGCCAGGTAGCAGCGGGCCGTCGCGCTCAACTGGCCGCTCAGATAGTGATGACGCGCAAACGCGCGCCACGCCGCACGGTCGCAGCGAAACAAGTCGAGCTCGATCGTGGGGCGCCGAAGCCGCCTCCGCTGGCAGGTTTGCGTGGCCATGTCCACAACCCAATCGGGTTCGAGCCACTCGGCCACGTCGTAATGGCACGTCACCGCCACGAACCGCAGCGGCGCCAGGCCTGAGCGAATCGCCTTGGCAATCGCCGCCGAGCCGGCGCGAGCCACGGTGCGATCGACCACGCTGGTGAACTCGTCGAACGCCACGAGTCCGCCGTCGCTCGTCGCCAGCGCCCGAGCCAGGTCGCAGCGAAACTTCTCGCCATTACTCAGCACTTCATACGGCTTGACCCAAGCGGGCGGCGAACTGAAGCCGACCGCCGTGAGCAGCCCGGTGATGCGCTTGATGGGCAAGTCGCCGAAGCCGTCGACGAGGGCGGCGTCGCTTGGCCACGGCGGCATGGCGTAGAGCGAGTTGCCGAAGGCCTGTCGCGCGATGGTCGTCTTGCCGCTGCCCGACGGGCCGACGATCAGGCCGATCTGCCACGGCTCGCTCAGGTCAGGCACGTCGACCGTGAAGGTTGTGGATGCCCGCTGGGCCAGCGGCACGTCGAACAGGCCGGCGACTTGCTGGACGCGGAAGGAAGAGCGGATGGGCGTTTCGACTGTGGTGGAGTGGAGCATGGCAGGCTTTCGATTGCGGATTAGGGGACAGGTGGGTGACGGTTTGTTTTGAGGACTGAAGTTGGGTTAGGGATTCAGCCGCCTCAAGGCGGTACTACAAACAAAGGCGGTATTGCCAACTTGGGCGGCTCTCGGACTGCGGTGTGCGGCTCTTCGTCAATCGGCATTCCGAAATCCGCAATTCACAGCGTCAGCACGCGGCACTCGTGGCCTCGCTCTTGCAGTTCTTCATAGAGCGCCTGTTGTTCCGCTTCGCCCTCGCACTCGACGACGACCTGATACGACTCGCGGAGCTCGGGCAGCTCGGGTTCGTCGGGCGGTTCAAGTTCGGTGCGCGGCGTCTGACGGTCGAGATCGGCCAGCATCGCCTGCAGGGCAGCATCCTCGGTTTCCACCTTGGCGAGCACGTCGGTGAGGAGCTGACGATCGGCGCCAGCCATCGCGGCCAGCGGGTCGTGCGTGGCCAGCAGCGTGGCGGCTTCGGCCTCGGTCACGTCGAGGATCAGCACCGGCACAAGCTCGTCGGGAGTGGTCTCGGCCCGCAGGTGGCCGTCGATGAGTTCGAGCGAACCATCGTCGAGCACCCGGGCGAGCAGCGCGTCGGCATAGCCGATCGCGTTGAGAATGCCCGACATGGCGGCGCGCTGCTCCGGCCCATGGGTGCGCCAGTTGAGTGGGTGTGGTTTGAGCGTGCTGGCTTTCACGCGGCGAAGTTCTTGAATGCGGTCTCGCATGGTCATTGGTTGTGAATAAGGTTCTTGCCAGCCCTGAAAGGGCGAAATAGGACAGCCCAGGGCAACGCCCTGGGAATTCGGGCCTGACGTTGTCGTCGTAAGCCCCAACGGGGCGAAACAGAATCGTGCTACTCCAGGTTGTTTCGCCCTTACAGGGCTACTTGGGATTTACTCACGCGTTACCCAGGGCTGCGCCCTGGGCTTTCTTGTTTCGCCCCTTCGGGGCTGTTGGCAATTTGAGTCGGTTAAGAGGTTTGGTTTTTGGACGGTGTTTTGCGCGCCAATCGCGATCGCTACATTTGCTCCGCGATATGACCGAGCTGGATGTCGTGGGCATCGAGTCGCGACTCGTGCTGGCTGGTGGTTTGCCACAGTGAGCGCTGCTCGGCGGCGATCTGGTCGAGCTTTTCGCACAGATCGGCCGACTTGCTGGCGATCACGGCGAGCTTGGCGTGGACCATGAACATCCACGGTCCAACGGCCAGCAGAATCGATGTGCCGAGCCCGAGGATCAGGCTCCATTCAGGAAGGGTCATTTGGTTCACCTCGTTGGTTGAAGTTGTTAGGTCTGTTCTTCGTTCCGGAGGGGGAGAGTGGGCGAGGGGGTGAGGGGGAGAATTTCAACTTCATCGTCCAATTGCTTTCTCCCTCTCTCCCACTCCCCTTTCCTCTCGGCGTCTCCGCGCCTCAGCGGTTCACTTCACCTCACGGTCCCGGCGGCGGAGCGAACGACGCACTGGCCGACGAGTTCGCAGCGCTCTGCGCCAGCCCGCTCTCGGCCGCGGCGCCGCTCGGATACCGAGCGAGGCCCACGAGCTGGCTCGCCGGGATGCCGTCGGTGAGGACGCTCAGGTCGTCTTCGGTGGCGACGTTTTCGATCGGCGGCACGCGGTCGATCAGCTCGGTCGACGTGAAGAACGCCGCTGGGTTGTAGGAGGCGAGCACCGTGTCGCTCAGCGTGAAGTCGGGCTTGCTGGCGTCGGCCGTCGACACGCCGAACAGCTCCGTCGCCATCCGCCGATAGATGCGCTGCAGATACGCGCCGATCAGGCCGGAGAAGTTCACGCTGATTTCATACGGCTTGCGGTTCTCGGTGTGCTGCATCGCCTCGGCCAGGCCGTTGAGGATCAGGCCGCAGTATTCCTTGAGGAACGGCGAACGCACCTTGAAATACGGCACCGGAAAGATCAGGTGCTCGACCATGCCCGGCTGCACGTGCACGGCTTCGAAGTCGGGCGTGCCCGAGGGAACGGCGCGGCCGGCCAGGATCGAACGAGCGCGGACGATCAGCTTGTGGATCCGCGTGAGCGTGTTGATCGACGGCGGCACGCGCAGGTCGACGTCGGGATGATGCATCACCGCCGACAGGTTGCGGCCCATCACCGCGGTGAGATATTGGATCGTCTGGTTCTGCGTGCGCGGATCGTCGCCGAAGTTGGGCACGGCATAGCCGAGCTCGCCCCACACGCCCACGTTGTACCACAGCACCTGGTCACTCTTGAAATCTGGCATGACACTTCTCCTAGGTTAAGAAACAGCGGACATTTCACGGGCCCGTTTCTTCAGGCCCGATTGATACTGCGAGGCATACGACTCGATCATTTCGACCGTCCCTTGCATGCCGGGATTGCGGCGGGCGATTTCGTCCATGGCCCATTGCAAGGCCTCGAGCCGCTGGGTGGGCACGCGCACCTGCACGAACTCGCGATTGCGTTCGACCACTTGCGGCAGCGGCGGCGACTCGGTGTGCAGGATGATGGCGGGCGAAGTGGTCGTCGGAGTTGGGGACGTTTTGGATAACGATGAATCCGTGGTGATTGTTGACGAGGTTGCCGGAGGATTGAGCCGGGCTTGCAGGTGGCGATCGGCGCGACGCATCGCCAGCCACACGGCCGGAATGGCGAGCCAGCCGGGCAAGCCCACGCCGACGAGCAGCGCCACCAGCTTGCCGCTGAGCCACGACTCGGCAGCGGCGATCGGCGCCGTCGGAAGCGAAGGTTTCGTCGCGGGAATAGGTGCTGAAGGCGCGGGAGCGGCGATCGGTGTGGGCGGCGCTGAAGGCGCGGGTGTTTTCAGATTGGGAACCACCGGCGGCTCGACGACCGCGGGCGGCGCTGTCACCACGACCGGCGGCTGCGGCGCCGGCGTTTCGATGGGACGCGGCGGAGCGCTGGGCACGACCGGCGCGGGATAGGTTTGTGGCGGCTGTTGCGGGCGGAAACGTCGGGCGTGCGGCGCCAGGAACTGGCGAATCCGCGTGCAGCAGGTGCCGTCGACCGAGCGGCCGCTGGCGCCGAACAACACGCCGACCAGCTCGTTACGCAGGTTGAGCATCGGCCCGCCGGAGTCGCCCTGCCGCGCCCAGCCGGAAATCTCCAGCGTTTCGGCCTGCGGCGAGTTATTCAGCCGGCCATAGCCGAGCACCAGGCCGCGGTTGCAGGCGAGCTGTCCTTGGCCGCCGTAGCCGCACGAGGTAATCACCTCGCCGCGCCGCGGCGCGTCGATCGCCACAGGCACGGCATCGGCCGGCGGCGCATGGATGAGCAGCGCGGCCAGGTCGGCACTGGGCTCGATGGCGATCAGCCTGGCCCCCACCGGCGCGCTCGCCGGAAACGTGACGTTGATTGTGCCGACGCCGTCGTCGAAGAGATGCGCACACGTCAGCACCAGGCCGTGTTCGGCGTTCTTGTCGACCAGCGTGCCGGAGCCCAGCGAATAGCCGCGGCCCACGGCGTTGGCGATGCGCACAATGCTGCCGCGCACGTGCGGCGCGAGTTGCACCTCAGGAGGCGCTGACACTTGCGGCGGTTGATACGGCTGAAACGGTTGCTGATACGGCGGCTGGATCGGTCGCGGACACACGCCGCCGGGGCAGCCCGATCCGACGCTCCATTGGGCGTTGGCGGTGGTTGTAACTCCCAGCAGGGTCAGGCCTGCGGCGATTTCGATAAGTTGTCTTATCATGGAATTTACTCCACTAGTGTGCAGCGGTAGCGATAGAAGGAACTGCGGGCCAGATCGGCGGGCTCGGTGAGGCGATCGGCCAGGTGCGGAACGGGATCGACGCCGCCACCTACGCGGTCGGCCAAAGCGCAGGCCTGGCTGCAAAACAGCGGCCGGGTGTCGATGGCTTCGTCGTTGAGATCCGCCGGCACAAGCCAGCGGACGACCGGCAAGTGCAACAGCGCCGCCGTCACTACGCCGCGATAGCCGTACTCCGAACCGGCCAGGCGGCGCATGTAGCGCAGCGCCGCGCGGCGATCGTAGTGCGGCCAGCGGCGGCCCGGATTGGCCGAGAAAACATCGATCATTCCGGGGAAACGCCGCACCTGGCTGGCGAGCGTCACGGCGCGGCCCCCTTTCCACTCGCGCATCTCCAGGCAGAACAAATCGTCGTCCCACCAGGCCGCTTTGGCGGCGTGCGAGTGCTCGCCACGGCCGGCGATCGAAATCGCGCCGCGGCGGCGGAAGAGGAGCAGGTCGCCATCCTCGATGGCGTGTCGAGCTTTGGCAAGGCTCAGGAAAAGGCGGTGTTTCAT